TGGTTTAGCATTTACACTTTGTATATGACCTACCATTCCATAGTATGCTTCTAAGTCACCAGATCCAGTATTATTGAGTCCAGTAGTTGATTTACCGAATAGTATTGTTACAGGTAAACTACTTGAGGCTGATAGCGCGTTCTGATATTCTACAATCATTGCTTGAATGCCGTCCATACCAGCAGTCAAGATATTATAGTCATCCTCTCCATCTACTACAATTGAGTTTAGATTAGATCTAACTAGATCAACTAGATTGATTCGTTTCGCTACAAGCGCATCATCTCCTTGGGCAAACATATTGCCCAATCCTTGCATCTTATATATACCTTGTTGTTTTCTTTCAAGTAATCTTAGTGACCATTCTAATCCTTGATCATAACGAACTAGATCTTTGTAACAAGCTTCTAGATTAGAACGACCAGCCCAATATACTCTGTTATACCATACAAGTCCAGTAGGTAATGGGTCGCCTCCAACTGGTATTAGTCTAGATTCATGAACAAGTATAGCAGGTGAATTATACGGTATCAATTCATAATATTCAACTTTACCAAATGTAGTTGGATCTGTATCGTCCAAATAATATCTGTCTGTGCCTCTAATACAATTCAAATCGTATACGCGCAAATCCTCAACTGTATCAAGCGTATCTAGATTCAATGGATCTGTTAGTTCACCTCCATCTTTAGCAAGAACAAGTATAACAGCAGCGCCATATAAACGCATCCATTTAATAGCCTCAGCCATTTTCGTTAGGACAGACAAACGATCGTATTCAGCAAGTATTAGATCATCTTCATCACCTTCAATTTCTAAACCTCTTTGGAAGGCATCATCGGCTGGCCTGTCTACTATCTTTTGTGCTAGACCATTAGAGATGTATAGATTAGTCAAATCATAAGTTGAACGAACACGAGCGTAACTTGATTGGTATGTAGCTGTCGAACGATCTAGACCAGGCGTGTTTAATCCACTCAATACATTCATGAATCCGTCATATCGCATATCTTTACGGATTTCATTCATTCAGATAATGCTTTCCAACGATCATAATTACTAGTTGAACTTATACATTCAAGAAAAGCACCGCTACTGGCGTCCACATAATCATCATGATCGCCTTCAGGAAACACAGCCATTTCTTTCAAATAATCTTTGTTCCAAAATCCTTCTACAATATCAACGTTACCTGCTTGCCATTGAGCAGATAATGGTTCTGCTCTCGTTTCTTTTGGCCCTGTCTCTCTTATTGCTTTTACTTTGAATCCAGACAACAAATTAATCAAGCTAGCAGCTTGATCTTTTCCGGCTTGTCCTGGATCTTGCGGAATAACAGTTGTAACTCGTTGGTAATTAGCTCTGTCTTGCTCAGCAATACTAAGCAAAGTGTCCCTAATAATGTTTGCATTGCGACGTATATTAATAGCATCAGCAATAACAAAGCGCCCATTAGATCGCCTACCCATAAGTATAGATGCTGTGGCACTAGGCGAAGGATTCAGTTCGCTAGGCTCAGTGGCTGCTAAATCCCATCTACGCACCCAATTACTTACATCTGTAGGTATAGCTGAAATCGTTCTAATTGCTGTTTGTGGAAAATACGATCCGGCTGAAGGACGAATTTTCCAATTGCCAGCAAGCAATCTTTCACGCTCAACTCTATTGAGCATCATAAGATTAGCTTTGTATTCTGGATCGTTTTGTTCCAGAATTACATTGTCCGACAACGTAGCAGGAACGAACGTAAATGATTTAGGTATCATACCATGGTATCTTTGCGCTAACTCCTGGCGCGAATGTCCCCAAATCATATGATCATCAGCGCGAATGAACCAACGTATAATGCCTGATCGTTCCGGTATTGGATAACCAGTATCTTGGTCAATATACCAAGAAACCATATCTGCTACCCAACTATCAGCGTCTGGATTACAAGTCGCTCTAACGTATGGTCTAACTCCACACATAGAACGATTACGAGACAGCATATACCAAAATTGTTTCTCAGTGAAGTGCGTTAGTTCATCGTAACCAATTAATGGTATTTGACTGCCTTGCCAATCACCAACATCCGCTTCATTATGAAGGTGACTAAACGTTATTGTAGAGCCGGAAGGAAAATTCCACATGCGCTGTGGTGATAGTTTAGGCATACCATCAACACGCATGTATATTTGGAAACTAGTGTCGAACAACCCTCCTTCAGATGTTATTTGAATGGCCTCACGACGAAAGATAACTGATCCGAAATCAGGATTATCTATGTGTCGTAAAGGCTCAAGTAACAGAGCATATGTTTTGCCCCCGCCAGCAGCACCTCCATATATAGCAATGTCTGCACTAGTAGCAAGAAACGTTTCTTGTGGTCCTTTCTGTGGCCCTATATCGTTATTGCTGTCCCACCCATCCCACATGATCTATGTTTCCACATCTATAACGTTAGTGGGAACATTAGATCTGTTATTATCCGGTATATACACTTTGACTCTACTGGCACTTTGATTCGCTCCAGTATCGTCTGAAATATATACGTGTTGTCGGGGCTTACCAAAAGCCCTGTTCAATACAAGCTCAATTAATTTGATCCTTTCGCCATGTGGTAGCTCAGGATCAGCAAACATAGAGTCGATATGATTTAGCACTGTAGGCACGCGTTGCCTACACTCTGTCATAAGTTCACGCAAAGTATAAATGCGTGCTAGCTCAGTATGAGGCTCGAAACCATCTGGCAATTCGTTCTATCCGCAGAATGAACTATCTAACTCTTTTATCGTAACGTCGTCTAGTAACGATCGCGCGAGCTATCCTTTTTTATTACTTACATCTTTTGGCACAAACAAATCTTTGAACCAATCTAATATACCAAGTCTATCTTCAAATAATAATAGTTGTTCGAGTCTAACTTTACTGTATGGAACACTTAACCATGTGTTCCAGTTACTGCAACGCAATATTGAATAGTTGAGAAATTCGTTACTGTCACGATCTACAATCCCTAAGAACAAATAACAAAATCCACCTGATCGTTGCCATTTAGCCATCCAAGCAGCTTGTTCTTTAGTGAATGTATTTATTGATACTGTTGTAGATTGAAGTTTGTGTTGTATTATCTTAAGTTCAAACCAAATGATACGCGAGTTGTTTATTTGCACGCCTCTATCTGGCCAGCCAGCCGTGCGATTATTCGGAACCCATATTTGATATTCTCTAAACGTTTCTGTGAAATCATTTGCCAAATCTCTTTCAAGCATTACTCCTGGCCCTCCTATAAATCGTTCTTCTAACCGTATAACCTAACCTAACCGAAAGTTCCTTCTATACCTTATAGGGAAATAATATATATGGGGTTACCGTATTTTATATTTACTAAGTGGTAGTTATTTCTTCGATTAGATTAGTTAGATCGGTTAGAGAAATGACATTTCATAGTCTTATCAACGACTTACGAATATCATTTCTATAACCGAACGCCTAACCGTCTATCCGTAACGTTTATGCATTTCTGTATCAGGCCAAACATATACCTTTTTAGTTCCAACATTAGGAATGTGAACAGTTTTAGACAACCTAATAAATCCATATTTTACTAAAGCATTTCCAAACCCTCTTGATCGTAATATTGCACGCTCTCTATTAACTCCATAAGTTGGATCAGAAAGAAATATATACAATTTATCCAACCACATACCTTCTTGTTGAGCTATTTCCAAATTTGAAACGTTTCCTGAAGTAGCATTCATATAATCTTCAACGATTTGATACTCGAATGTTTCTTTAGTTAAATCACGTTCTTCTGTAACACTTCTTTGCAATTCTAATTCTGATTTAGTAAGTAACGGTCTAGCGCCAGAAGCATACATCGCTCTATATTGAGCATATATTTGAGGAAGTTCTTCACTAAATCCATCAAGATCAAAAAATTGGTTTTGTTTATTGTTCGATCTAATAGGCAAAAATCTAGTTTCGCCTGTTTGATCTTTCAAATATGAATGTTCATTTGTAGTAATAATGAAAACGTTTCTTTTTGGATAATCCTTAACATCATCAGCCCGCATACGCCTAAATGTAGAATTGCGCTCAGTAGTAATACGCTTCCATAAATCTTGATCTGTTCTTCTATTCAAATTACCTAATTCTGGAATTTCAATAACACCTTTATCATATGTGGCTCTATAAAATTCTACTGGGCTATCAGCAGCCGCCGGAATTGATTGGCTAGCATACCAAAAATGTGGTAGTAATCTTCTGCAAAATTCTGACTTGCCAATATTTTGTTCACCTTCAAAAGTAAAACAATAACGTAATTGACCGCCAGGAGAATAGCATCTGTGCATTATTGATAACATAAGGGTATTAAACCAAATAATTGACCATTCATCATTAGGCACACCAAAATATCTTATAGCGGCATCAGAACGATCTTTGCTGTCGTGTTCAGGCCAACTATCCATATACTCCATATAAAGATCAATTTTATTACGTTGAGCTACAATTAATACAGCTTCATCTAAAGCGTTAAATGATATTTCATTAGGAAATATGTGTTTATTCAAGGTTGATTTAAGCATAGCTTGATTAGTTTCGTCATATCTATGATATTTTCTACCATTTAATTCTAATGGTGATGTTAGATGTTCCCAATCCATAGATGTAAAAAATATATTTGAACTCATAGTATCAAATACAAATTTGGTTCTAATGGCCGCCAAGAGAACTTCTTCAAGATTTCTCGTTGTAGTTGGAATTTGACCATTTTTATTAGGATTTAATTGAGTAATATCAGCATTAGTAAATTCAGTCATTTTACTTTTAGTTATTTGAATATGTGCGTTAGCGATAGCTGATTCAAGAACTTTTTTAACAGTTCCTTTGGTTTTAGAGTTAACAAAAGTTTCTAATATTTTATCAATAATAATGGCTCTTTCCGTTTCATCTTCAATTTCTAATATTCCATCAACAATTTCTTTTAAATGTTCTTCTAAATATAATTTCATTGCAGCGGCATCAACAAATGACCTCAACTCAAAAATGATCGCTGTTATATCAGACATTATTATTTGACTCCCTTTCTCGCTATTGCTGTTTTACCTGTTTTTGATTTAGCGGGCACTAGTCTTTTCGCTTTGAATCTACCTTGAATATTACTTCTAATTTTGCGCTTCTTAGCCATCATTTCCCTCCATTGCCCGTTTGCCATCACGTATTCCATCAAGTATAGTTTGCATATCTTTTTTACGATCTCCCTGCCATACTGCTGTAGCCATATATAGTTCATCAATAACGTCATCTTCATCTAATATTTCTTGTTCGATCCATTTACCTAATGCTTTTGCATGCCTATAAAGCCAATTATGTCTATTCGAGTCTACATTAAATACTTCCCTCAAAAACTTATTGTAAAAATTTCTAGCTTGTGTTTTTGTATATAATTTTTCCTGACCATCATTATAATAATCAATTTGTTTTATTTCCGTATAGATCTGCTCTCCCGGTATCCAAGCAATTCGTTCTTTACAAGGATCGTTCATCCCAACAAACGTAGGTCTTGCTACATATATAGGTTGTATTGGATGAAATAACGCAGGATCAACAATCTTATCAAAATACTTCTTAAGAGTCAAGCAAGACACTTTCATACTATTCCACAAGAATAGTCTGATCCTTATGCCTTCTTTTATCATATAACTAGCAGATGGAATCGAGAAAGCCTGGACGTTATCAAGTCCAAGCGCCAGAAGAACGTTCTTGGTATCTAACTTTAAATTACCAGTCGATTGTCCATAACCATCAATATCTAACGCATACCAATTTTGTTCTTGTTCAATAATGGTTGCTGGATCGCCTGTTTTCTTATCATCATAGAACAATCGACGCTGCTTATTGATACTATCGTCTTTAGCAATCCCTCTGATTAGACAGCTTTGCGGTCTGCCCAGAAGAAACGACACTAATTGACATAGATCATCTAAGCATTCAATTTCTTTATTGAAGAATTTGTAATAAAACGCATTATCATAAGGTATAGAATGACCGTTTTTATATATTGTTTTATTGAGCTTTTTGCCATTTAATGCTCTTGCTATAGTAACGATATTTCTATTTAGAACACTACTAGACGTTTCTTCCGTTTCGCTATATATAGTATATACCATTTAGTTTTCCTCCCCCAGATGATGACTGAATGGCTTTCGGGAAACTAGAAGGTCAGGAGTAAATTACAATTACTTCTGACCTTCTTTCTTTAATCGAACGGTAATAGTAGCGGGATCGCGAGCGGGAGTCTAGCCTAAAGCTTTACTGTTATGATCAGATCGACAGACAAACGAATATCAATTTATTGATAAATTGAATTTCCTCTGGTGCATATGCTTGATCGCGCATCTAAAAGAGCACGGCCAGAAGGTATCGTGGTATAATATTGAAACTGAGTTTGGTAAAGAAACCAATCAGAAATTCAATTTCTATAGAGAAATAGCGATGGATTACGGATATGTGGCGCCAGATAGCCATACACTAACACCTAAAGCGTTGCGCGTAGTGGCTAACTGGCGCCAATTTAGAGATAAGATAATGGATATATGATCGTTACTTAGCAGAATTCAAAAGATCAACTGCATTATCAATTACTGATTCCGCATCTTCCAAATAATTCATCGTTTCTTCAACAGACTCTTTATGTTCATCATCGACATCTTCTAAGTCTGCCTCTAATTCTGCTTTTATTATTGATAAATTGTTTTGTATAGCATTCAAATCAATTATCAATCTATCAACTTCAGCGATTTGTTCTTGTGACAGTGGCATTTTATTTTCCCTCTAGACTTAGGCGCGGATCGCGCCTATAGTTCGTTTCGTCTAAAAACCATATGTTTATTAGACGAGAAGTGATTGGGCCGGACACTCATACATTTCTCATTATGCATCTCCTACTAACAATTGACCCTGCTAGTATTCACTAGCAGGGTCAATTGTTTATTGTTATTCTGTTATTGTTTCTGCTTCAGCTTCCGCTTCTGCTGGCGGTTGTTCGACCTTATTAGACTTGCGCATCTTTCTAGTTGAGGCTAGATTGACGAACCAGAAATTAGGATTAGGCGAACCATCATCCAACATTTCCGGCTGGTCCTCATGGTATATACCAATGAACCCGTGTAGCAAATCCCAATCCCAGTGGTGAAGCTTAGGGCCAGAGAACTCTGCGCCAGTTCCTTCTGACCTAAGTGTCTTGTCGTAAGCCTTGCGCAAGTATTCACGATAAGTCATACCATCTTCATACAAATTGAAAGCATGATATCCGTGACTACCAATCTGACGTGGATTACCTTCCACTAGTTTGCGCATACGCAAGTTGTCAGGATACTTAACTTCACCAGGCGCTGCATTAGGACTATTGGCGGCTGGCCGGCCTTTCCGGCCAGGAGTTTTGGCCACAGTGTCAGGCTTGCGATTCATACGGAAGTATAAATCAGCGCCAACCTCTGTAAGATAAA